AGCTGCACCAGTAGGACCAGTTGCACCATCGGATCCATTAGTACCGTTTGTTCCAGCTTCACCAGTAGGACCAGTTGCACCATCGGATCCATTAGTACCGTTGGTTCCATCTTCGCCAGTAGGACCAGTTGCACCATCGGATCCATTAGTACCGTTGGTTCCAGTTGCACCCGTAGGGCCTTGTAGATCGTTAGGTGTAAGATTCTTTATAGAAACTTCACCACCCATACCACTGTGGAATTGACATCTGTAGTATAGAGTATTTGGTGCATCATAAGGAACAGTAAATGTTATATCACCGTTATCTACTCCTGCCCTCACAACTCCCGTGGTGTATAAATTACCAGAGTCATAAGCACCGCCATTGTCTGTAGTCTGTAAGTGGAATGGGTGTCCACTTACACTTCCCGCAAGAGAGAAAACATATTTCTGACCACGAAGAAGATGAACTGTATCCTGTGTAACACCGTCGATAGCGTATTTGTTTCCACCCGAGGTGACGACAGTTACATCGTAGGTTTTTGCAGTTAATTGGTCAAAAGTAACTGCACCTGTTTCGCCGTTGAAACTAGAAACACCAGTGACATCACCAGTAAGACCATTAAACGAAGTGACAATACTTTCTGCTTCTGTTCCATCAGGGAATCTAAAGTATTCGGAAGCAGCCTGTGCTGGTGCATCAGCATAAACATTTATTGTTACCGTCTTACCACTACCAGTTGAAATGTTTGGTAAAATTCCAGTCGCAGTAAATGAATATGATCCAGAAAATAAAGTTACTGAGTCGTAATAAAAATTTCTTTCTATTGTAGAGTCGCCAAAAATAACACCAATTCTACCTGTGGTAGTCAGTGTACCATTCAACGCATCAGCAAAACTATCTCCATCATTATCATTCTGATTTATTGAAATTGTGTCATTGCTGGTGTTATGTAAGAATTCTCCGTCAGCAGAAGCATTCGAAAGACTACCACCAGAGGTATAGACATAGGTTGCACCTGTAGCAGAAGCTCCGCCAGTCGAACCTCCAGTGGATCCAGGAAAACCAGATTCTTTATCCCAAGCATAACCATTCCACTTCCATGTTTTTCCATTAAAAGTGTACGTTTGATTTATAGTTGGTGATGATGGAAATTGCAATGCCATTGTGTTCTACCTAAAATGATACCCAGTTATTTTGAAATCTTGTATATAAAATTCCGCTGTCTGTTTCTATCCACCTATCCCCAGTAACACCACTTGCTTCAGGTGGATCATCAGAAACATATATTTTTGTCCCAGAAATATTTACTTTTATATTTTTACCACCAACTCTATTTATATCAACACCAGAACCAGAAAAATATAAAGTGTCTATAGAACGATTTAATAATTTTCCTTTATTTGAGTCGTATATACCAATACCGCCACCACCAGAAGATGCAGCATTGATAAACTTATTTACTAATTGTGAATTAACTTCTCCACTTGAAAGTAATTTCTCAAAAAACTGTTTATCTATTTCTATAGACTTTTTACTTTGATTAAAAACCAACGGATACTGAACTTTAACTTCAGTTATATCTGCGTTTTTACCAGCATTTCCAGGTTTTCCCATTACCCCATCTTTACCATCTTTACCATCTTTACCATCTTTACCCGGATTTCCTTGTAAACCTTTTAATCCTCTTGGTCCACGAGCACCAGCAGGACCTTGTGATCCCATAGAACCCGGTATCCCAGGTTCTCCATCAGAACCTCTTTCTCCGCGTTGACCCGGACTACCTTGTGGTCCTTGAGGACCCATAGGTCCTTGAACTCCCCTACTGCCTCTTTTACCACTAAGACCTATTAAGCCTTGTTCACCCGCTGCACCTGTATTACCATCTGCTCCAGTAAATCCTACTAAACCAGTTTCTCCTGTGATGCCAGGGGGAAGTTCTAATAGATAAAAATCACCGCTAGTTAATTTAATTTTTATTTTATTTGTATCTTCTGGTGTTATTTTCTCTATACCTATACCTATAGGACCAGTTTCACCCATTTTACCAGTTTTACCAACAACACCAGTAAAACCAGTAATACCTTGAGAACCAGTAGGTCCTATTAGTTTTATTTCATGTATAACTTCTTTTATTATTTCTTTTTTAACTTCGGTTTCTATTATTGGAGTTGATTTTTTATTATCAACTTCTACAACTTTAACAACTTTTTTTAAGTATTGATCATAAATCTTATTAGAACCACGAATACAATATACTTCATTTAAAACAGATACAAATATTTTTGACATTCCAGAATTAAGAACCACATCTTGATCGGAATTTTTAAGTTGGGTTTCATTATAAACATTTCCGGGAATCAAATTACCAGTTTTTGGTCCTATCCAACGATAGGAATTTAATTGGGTTTCTTTATATTCTTCTAAATGTTCGTTTAACTCTTTACGTTTACCTAGAATTTTAACAACACCATAATCAGATATTTCAAAATTCTTACCTGAAGAAAATAATCCAAATCCACCAGAATATTCTCCCAATGCAATAGCTTCAACATGAACTTTAGAAGTTTCTTCTATTATTGTATTTTTTGGTATTTCAGGACTTATTGTCTTTTTTACTATCCATTTTTTCATGATATTGACCAACCTAAAGTAGATCCATTAGAATGAACCCAATAATTTAACCCTCCATCATGTGTAAATACAGTAAACGAATACAATTTACCCGTGGACTGATTAACTAGATTTATATCAGGATCTAAGTGTACTGTAGAAGAATCGCCGTTTATATCCAATCCAGTAAAATTATAAGATCCAGAAAAAAAAGCACTTTGTGCAGGACTGTGTCTGCATAAAAATTTACACTCTGCATATTTTCCCGTTTCAGGTGGATCTTTAAATTTTATTTCACCACTTACAAATTGAACATCTGGATCGAAATTATATTCGGGTACAACTTCAAAATTATCAATAAGTGACATTTCAAAAATAGGATTTACATTAGTTGCAGTTTCTTGTTCACTGTCGGGATATTTACCACTATCGCTAATTGAAATCCAAGCTTGAGTATCTTCATCAAAAAACCATTGATGTTCGATATCTCTAGTAATACCAGCATCGTTGGTACACCCGAAGGTATAACCAAAAGAATATATTTCACATGAACTTCCCGAAGGAAATATTATTGGTGATGGCATTAATTTAGATCCACTTCAATTGATTAATATAGCTGTTTGTATTTATGCTTTTTCTATTTTACGTTTTTTATACTTATTGGTAGGTTGTAATTTAGTAGACTTTTTTATTTTATTTTTTCTTTTGAGTTTTTCATTTTTTAATTCAATTTTTTTTTCATTTTTAACTTGATCTGCTTGCATCTGAATTTGACTTAAAACTTTTTCATATGATGTCATATTGTCGCGTACTCGTTCTGCATGTTCTCTAGGAACTAAATTTGCATCTATAAGCTGTTTACAAGCTGCATATCCAATTTGAGGTTTTCCTGCATAGTATGCAGTAGAACCGATTTCGTCTAAAAGACCCCATCTGTATACATCTTCCTGAACGAAAAGAATATCTTGATTTGGATATCCACACTCAAGACCTTGTTTTGCGTACATAAATGCAAGTGAATTTAAGTTCTCATGTCTACACATTCTAGACAAAAACCAAAGAGGTTCTGCTCTAATTGGTCTATAATTCCATGCAGTAAGAAATGCATGTTGAACTTCAGGAAATGGTTTCTTTAAAACTCCACTAATAATTGCACATCTCAATAATGCGTAATATACTTCTTCGGGCCAACCACCCATTTCAGCTCTTTTAGTATATGCTTCCAGAGATTTTTCAAATTGCTGAGAATCAAAATATGATTGAGCTAAGTAAAAAACATATCTATCGTTATTTGGTTCATCAACTAAAGCTTCTTCTAAAACTTTAGCATCTCTTGAATATTTTTCTACTGGATCAATACCGACATTTCTAGCACCTTCTGTTCTAGCAGTAATTCTATAATTTGGATTATCTATTTTTCCTTGAGTTATTTTTTCTCTGTCTTTTTCACAAGTTGCATATTCGTGTAAAACACCAACATATTTCCAATTTTCAGATAACTTAAATATTTGATTTCTCCACCATGTAAAATCACCACGACCAATTCTTAGCGAATATGCGTCTTGATCCATTTTTTCTGGATATTCAAACTTACCAGATACATAGTCATCGGCATCTATAACCCATGCATAGTCTGCTCCACTTGATTTTGCTTTATGTAAAGATTCTGTTCTAGAACCCATCTTACCTGCGTGATCACCAAAACCTTTCCAATCAGACTGATGAACTTCACCTGGAATGCCCAGATTTTCCATAGTTTTACGAATAAGATCTTGTGTTCCGTCAGTAGAACCAGTATCTGTAATATCGTAACGATCAACATATTTTGCAATTGATTTAAGACACTCTTCTATAATATGAGTCTCATCTTTTACAATCATACACAGAGTTACAGTTGGTTTTTTCATTATAAAGTCCTTTTAGTTTTTGCTATTATTATATAGGATGATTTTTATCTTGTTTTTGATTGACGCACTCCATCATTAGCACCAAGTTCACAATAATACTTCATTTAATTCCTCCAATTTTTCTAGTTCATGTTTTGAAATGTACTCAAGGTTTTTTGTTTTTGACTTTTTATCATTAAAGGTTTCACCAGTTTGATTTAAACCGGGATCAATTCTACCCAAAAGGACAGAAACTTGAAATTCAACACCAAATATTTTTGCATAATATTTTTTAGTATCTCTACAAAATTCATCATGATTTACAATATGAACATTTGGATTTGAAATTGATAACCTGTTACTTATTGTAACATATTTTTTATACAATTCAATAAAGTCATCAACAGAAGTTGTTATCTTATATGCTGACTTGTATGCATGATTGAAGTGATGATCTGATCCATATTTTTTCCATACTTTTTTCAGAGAAGCGTACTGTGATATAGGATCTTTCATACAAATTACAATAGGAAAAGTAGTATCAATAAGAGAAGGAAATGAATGCTTCCAGCATAATGGAGGTTCTTTTATTTTGTATGAATCGAAGTCACAATTAAAATTCATAAAAGGATCATTAACGCAGTTTAATTTTAATCGTTCTGCGTACTTACAGAAAACATTGGTTCCAGATCGCATTAACCCAAATATATAAAAATTACTCATTTTCTAAATTAACCCAAAAATTAACATCAAATACACTACTATTTATATTAGGCTTTTTGTAATTATTTTCTAGTTCATCCCAATCAATATCGGAGTATTTTTTAGTAAAAACAAAAGGTATACTTGGTTCTATTTCTTTCATTTTTCTATACATCACACAGTCTTCGACTATTGGAATTGAACCAACAAATAAAGCTTCCCAAACTCTATGGGTGTCAAGTCCATTACCTCGAGGACAAACACAATATTTGTGAGTGGAAAGTTCCCTAATATAATCTAAATTATCACCACGTTTCTTTGCATTTACTACACTCAACTTTTTATTCTTACTTAATAACTTGTGAATTTTTTTTCTTGTATTGTAAGTTTCTGGTCTAAAGTTTACATAAACAAAATTATTTTTTTCTTCCTCTACAAAAGGCTCAAGTTCATGATATTTTGTAGCTAATGTGTATGAGTCCGAAAATCCGATTGGTATTGGAATTAAATCTGGTGCGATGTAATTAACATTTTGAGAAAACCATCTGTTAACATTTTTTGGTTTTCTTTGATATAAATCTTTGTCTACATTTTTATCTGAGTGATGTGTTATAACATCACACTCTTTATTTAATTCATTCAATATGTTAAAAACGGGTTCTATGTAATCTGTTTTTGTATAAATTAAAGGCATGTCTTTTTGCATAATTTCTTCTATTACAGAATCGTTCTTCATAATTTGAGACACAGTCCTATTACAGAAAAAAAATGTATCAGATATGTCCACAAAATTTAATCCAGAAATATAAGTCATACAAACTCCTTAGTTTTTTTGGAGTGAATATGTAAATTGACAATAGGAATTTTTCTTTCCTTATAAACAACAAAAGGTATTTTGTCTAGCATAATTGGCTTCAATCTTCCTTCGTTTATTTTTTTCCCAATCCAATGGTGATTTCCAGCCCAACCAACAGGTTCATTATTATGTGTACCACCAAAATATTGTCCGTATGAAGAAGGATCAAAAACAAAAGTTGTTTCTTCGTCTGGGATTATTGGTAATTCTATTATTAAATTTTTTGTATTATTTTTTATTGCGCCTAATATTTCCATTTCATTCGGCATGGTAGGACACAATCTTTTTTGTAAATCTGGACTTACTGATATTTCAAAAACTAGATCACATATAGTTTCGTATTTATCTAGATCATTACAAAAAGAAAATCCAAATACTAATTCATTTTGATTGCAAGGTGTGATATAAAAACCAGAAAACTTACTAAAATAATCCTCAAATTCAGAAACTGCTCGATATAAAATAACATCAGAATCAAAATGTACAAACTTATCTAAATTTAATTTCCTTGCAACATCACGCAGTAGAAAAATTCGATATAAAGATCGTTTCCATAGAGGATTTGAATCAAATTTAAAATAAGAAGAATTCATTATATTTGATGTTTGAGTACTCACAATTTCTTGCACATCAACAGTAGTAACTCCATTTATATTTACCTGTTGATCTGAACATAAAATGATATTTGATTTTTTATCACACATCTTTACAGAATTTATACTGTCTATTAGATGTTCTGGTATTGATCCTAAATGACAAAAAATATAATTCATAGTTGATCATAATCCTTACCCCTAGCCCAACCATGACAACATACAATATCATACTTATTTGCTAAGTATTCGATATCCGTTTTGTTTGGTATTGCACCCACATTAATATAATTAAGTTGTCTATTTTCACATATTTCCTTATGGTTATCCCACATCCAATTACCATACAAATCCCATTCACTTAGTGAAGCACCCTCTTCATAATTAATACATTTTAATAATGCATCATATAATTTCATTTCATGTAAATTTTCTATATGACATATCAATTCATTCATATACTTTTTATTAAAAATCATATGATGGAAAATGAATGAAAACCCAGAATTTGTTGGTTTTCCTATTAACTTTTCATAAGTTTCTAAATAAGGTGTATGATATTCTGGAGCGATACAATACTGAAATTTAGCACAATCATAATGGACTTTTTTTGTAAAAATCGCATCAGAATCTACCATAACATAACTTTCTGTTAAATTCTGTATCACTTTATGTGATAACAGTTTTAATGTTTGTTGATATATCCAACCTGCTCTATGTGACCATTTAGGACAAATCACATTCCATCTATCTTTTAATTTTTGTAAAGAAGTTAGATTATCAAATTCAGAATCTAAAATTTGAATTGTACCGTCAATTTTTAAATCGCAAGGGCTAATCAAATAAATGTTATTACAATTAGTTTTTTCTTTTATAGAAATAACTCCTTGATGAACTACATCTTTATCTTTTGGGTGACATGGTATAATAAAATCTAAATTCATTTTTTTCTTTCATATAAGTTTTTTAATCATCACACTAGTCTTTTTCTTCTATTCATATACATTCTTGATAATAACCACCAATATCAAATTTAGTTTTAGTGTTTATAGAACCAACCGTTTTTAATGGTTTAAAATTAGATTTTGAAATAACTCTAAAATCAACACTTACTCTGGTTACATCTGTTGTATTCTCTTTACTTCCATGTAGTAAATTTGAAGCATCCCATTTATAGTATTCACCATACTCACACTCCATAGGACTAAAATCTTTCTTATCTTCCTCCGATTCTGCCCATATGGTATTAGTAGAAAAAGCTTTAGTAAATGGTAAATAGTAATTAAGTTCTTTAACTTCAGCAGCCCAGTTCGGATCTCTATAATTCCTATCCTTATGCCATTCACCTACTGCAATATTGCCAGGAAAATGTAATCTTATATTTGGTATTTTTTGATACACTATGGGTTCATCGTATAAAGGTCTAATTTCATCCTTTATAAAATCCTCATATAATTCAAAAAAAGGATTTTCGCGTTCATAATATTTCTTATGATAAATTGTAGATTGATCGTTTTTTCTTTCGAATTTTTCATTATATAAAAAATCATCATGTATGTGAATATTTTCCAATGAATTGACACCCAACCAGTTTTTTATTGTTTCATAAAAATTATATTTGTCTATACTATACGCTAGTTTTATCATAGTTTGATCTTCAATCATAACATCATTCCTTTTTTGAAATAATTTAAATTTATATAATCTTCCATTGATTTAAATTTCTGAACCAACTCAAAATTTTCTTTTATTACATCCATTTTAGATTCATAAAAATCTTCATCTAAATTATTCACTAAATTTAAAATTTCATTGAACGACATTCCGTTTATTTGAATCACACCATCAGTATTAAAATACTTACCTAGATCTGTTGCACCATAATATATTGGTATAGTTCCCGTTGCAAAACAATTAAAAAGTTTTTCTGTCATATACCACTTACTGACATAATTTTCAATTCCTATACTATACCTGTAATCACGTAAACTGTCAATTATTTTGTTACTTCCACACGGACTAGCACATCCGACAGTAGCAACAACAGAATTTGTATTATTTGATAAAAAGTTAGCTAAATGTATTCTGTACTTATGTAGTTCACACATTTGCTTGTTTGAAGACACCATAGAAATCATCTTAGATTTTTTATGAATTTTAATTTCCTCATCTCCGTTTTTTCCACCAACTCGCATCCCATAGCCAGGAACCCACTTACACTTTTCTGGATATTTTTCTATTAAATGGGAATCTGGTGTGAAAACCATTTTATAATCATTTATATTTGCTTCTACATGATAATAATACTCAGGAATTATTCCCTTTGTTTCTGGTAGTAAAGCATATCCTTTTATTTGTTTTGTTAGTGGATTTGCAACATCAAAATTAACAAAAAAAGTTTCATAATTTGGATTGTATTCCCAATTCCACTCAAAAGTTTTTGGGGCGTGTTCTGCAACATAATGTTTAGACTCACCCATCGTATTATCAAAAATATTAAAAACTTTTTTCATACTCTAATCCACCTTTCTGGAACTATATAAGAATTTTCTGGACTATTAGACCAAACTTTGGGTGCTATTATTTTTTTACCTTCTTGCTCACCCAACCAAGCCCCCCACCAACTAAGAGAACTGTTTGCGACTATATTTGCACCACACTGAGTCATCATATAAAGATCTTCATGTAAACCTAAGTTTGGAAAAATACAATTTTCATTAGAAAACAATCTATTCGATTTACACCAATCGATGTCATCAGAAAAAACCATAAATTTCATGTCATCTAAAACTCGCATTGAAGTTTCATAATAATCTTCTGATAAAACAATCAGTCCATTTAAAGTTACGTAATCGCCCCGTCTTACATGAACTGATGCGTACTGATTAGGATCTACATTATTTTGTTTAAAGTATTTTTGACATTTATCAACACACTCTGATTTAAATATAAATTGTTCTTTTATAAAATCTTTACAGTGATTGAAGTATTTCTCACATTGAAAATATCCCATGATATCTGTGTTTTCTGGTAGCGACTCTAAATAACCATTTTCATTAAAACTTTTATCTGGATTTATTTGTTTTTCATAATCCAAATCAAATATTTCGTTTAGATTCATTTTTTCTTTGTAACCTAAACATCCTATTTCTATTTCATTTGAGTTTCTGTCAGGTATTCCCCAAGGTTGATTTGAATACTTAGCAAACCCAACAAGAGCAGCATATTGAAACATCTGATTACCCAATCTTCCAAAGTAACCAAGCCTTTCAAAAGAAATCATTTGATATCCAATCTAAAGTGTGTATCGTGAAATGTTTTTGGGTCGTCCTGACAAAAGATAGGATCATTTAAACAAAGAGTTTTAATTTCTGTTTGTATTTGTGCGTACAACTCATCAAAAGGCCTGTTTACTTCAAATATAAATTTAGTTATGTAATTTGAGTAGTTATCTGCAACTTCTTTTGTTGGATAATAGATTGCATGAGCAGAACACATGTATTGTACAATACTAGTTTCTTTAGTGTTTTGTAAAAATAAACCACCATCAAATTGGGAAGATCCACTTTGAGTTCCCCATTTAGATAAACCAAGATACAAAACTTTATCCTTTGGGTCTTCTATTATTGGTCTATACCATTCTGAGGGTTTTATATCGTCCTCATAGATAATACATGGGAACTCTGCAGTCGCAAGACATTCCCTGTGTGACATAGCACACCCTATCCAGTATGGAAATTTATTTCTGACATCTATAGAATCAAAAAAGGACCATTTTTTGATTCCTAAGTTTTCAAAAACTTTTTTTATTTTTTTTCTTCTATCTTTATTATCTTTACTAAGAGCTAGTACATAGCTATTAATTTCACGAATATCAAGTTCCATATTCCATTCCCATCTTACCACCAGCGGTATGTGTGCTACCCCAATATTGTTTACAGTAAACCTTTTCATTACCATTATACTCAAGTCCAGAATAATGTCTAGGTATAAAATAGTAACTTGGATATACATGCAAACCAGATTTTTCGCGCATTTCATTTGCGATTGTGGTTAACAGAACCGGTCCTACAATTTTCCATGCAGTAAGATTTGGTAGTTTTTCTATTTGTTTTGCATCAAAAGTTGATATTCTTTCAATTATTTTCATTGCTAAGGGACTGTTTTTTTCTGTTGCAAAATACCCATTAGACATTAATCCTTGTCTAATTTCTTCATTTTCCCAACAACAAAAAGCTTTATTGTCCGTTAAAAAATCATCCAGTGGATTAATACATTCAGAATCTGCATCAATAAAAAATCCACCATAATCATAAAGAAGTTCATATCTAAGAATATCGGCTTTACCAGCCCACTCATTCATCGAATCAAACTGAACCTGATTTCTTAATTTTGGTATATTTTCCTCTGTCCAGAGGCGATGTTCCCAAGTAGGATTCAAATCTTTCCAAGTTTGGATTAAATTATCAGGACGTTTTGTCTGGTCTCCCACCCAGATCTGGTGTATGATTTTTGGTATCATTGTAAATAAAACTCACTTTCATAATATATTATCTTCTTCCTATATGATATTTAGGAATTAATTCCCACTCTGATTTTTCTCTATGTGGTATAATTTTAATTTGAGACATACTAGAAATAGGATCTAAATCATCATCTAATATTTCTAGAAGAGACCACTCTTCTAAAAGTTTTACTATTTTGTTTCTTCTTCCGATATCAGCATCGGACAAATCACTTTCTAGACCATCCAATATGAAAAATTCTTTAAAATGTAATATTGCATATTTACCTCTCTTGTGGAGGATATGACAAGACTGATATAATTTCTTTTCTTTACGAGAAGAAACACCAATTCTAGTAAGGGTTTCTTTTATTTTTAAAAAATCATCGGAATTTTTTAAATTTATTTCAATACCCAGACCTTCAAAAACATCCTCTTGTTCCATACAAAAGCCTCCTGTTTAGGCTAATATATGTATGTTTTACTAAGATCTACCCCCTCTGGTATACTTTATCCTAAGTTTTTCAACACCAGATTTACCTAGAATTGACATAGCATCTTTTGCTTTTCTGTCACTATATCCATAGTGTTCTTTTATAAATTCTAGATCATCCGAAGACTCAGATTTATCCCAGCGACTAAATCGTTTTCGCTTTCGGATACTGTATATGTAATAATCATACTGTAACTTATTATCAATATGAAAGTGTAAATTCATATTGTTTGCATGTAATATAGTATCCATAAAGTAAGAAAGACATCTGTTTGATACAAAAGCAGGATACAATTTTTCGCAATTAGAATCAGAATCCATTACATTTTGTTTTGTATCGTTTATAGATTTGAGAAAATCTGTAAGTTTCATCTATCCACCATTAAAATATTAGTAAATTCTACCAAGTCTAAAGTTAAAGAATCATCTTTGTAAAAAGATCCAGAATTCACACCCAACTTCCAATATACCATATCATTAACTTTAATGTCTTCAGTTACTTCACTTCCAACAGAATAAACTTTGCTCCATACATGTAAATTTTCTGGTAAAGCATCATTATATACAATTCCATTTTCAGTTGTATGTTCTTTCTTCAATACTGTTTGTACAGCAACCCAATTACCATGAGCTTTAAAATTAGTCATTATATTTCCTTATTATTTAAAATTACACCGCATCATCAGTTCAACAATACACGCAACAAAATTAATTTCTTGGTCTGCAACAAAAGCAGATTTGTATTGATATTCAGCAATAATTAAAACCGCCTCAGGAACAGATGTTTTTTCTACAGAATCATACAGGGTTTCGTATATTTTTCTAAAAAGTTCTGGTGGGGAATTATCCAGATTAGAAACAATCCACTTTCTAGCATCAGTAAAATTTTTATCCTTCATTGCAAGAATAAGATCTTTAATTTTTATATTTTCGAAGTCTGATAAAATACCCACGTCAATTTTACCAGAAACAGAATATCGCTGAATTTCATTAAGCATTCTCCGTATATCAGGAAAATGCATCATGATTAGTTTAATCAAAACTTCTTTTTCGTACGGAATACCTTCAGTTTCCAAAACATATACAATACGAGATAGCATCTCCTTTGCTAAAAATGGTTTTTCTGTTGATGGAATACTAAATTCGATATTTGTGCATCGTGAATGAATAGGTGAAATAATTCTATTCTTGTAATTGCAAGTTAAGATAAATCGACAATTACCCGCAAATTCTTCAATCGCACCACGAAGAGCAGGTTGGATTGAGTTTGCATTTGAATAATCAAACTCATCTAGAATTACGACCTTTTGGTTTCCGTTTAATGAAACCGTGCTGGCAAAATCACGAATCTTCACACGAAGTGTGTCAATGTTCCTATCTTCAGAGCAGTTAATCAAAATATGCTCCGCATTAAGATCG